GTGTCGAACATGCCGAAGTGCTTGCCCAGCTTCTCAAGGGCATCCAGCTTATTATAAAGCCGAACCTCATGCTTTCTTATGGTATTACATTAACCCGGAGGGGGATTTTAGATGGATCGACTTCAATTAAATACCTCCAGTTCTTTGTGTGAGCACCATCGGTGGGAGCAATGACCAAAGCCCTTGATTTAGAAGAGTATGAGGAGCATATGATCCATCGATGGGACAACGAAGACGACTATGTGAAGCAGATCATGCCTGGATGGTGGACTATAAAGCTTGAGGAGTGTGAATTGACAAATTTCTACGCATTATTAATGCTCAATGAGGAGTAGATATGATCTTAATCGGCAAGGAAGTAACCTATCAAGTAGTTGAAATGTGGGGCATTGACCGTTCCTGCATGAGTGATCGTGATCTTGGATATGCCATCGGGATGTTCTATGCAAAACAACAGGATGGGGATAGACCTTTTATAATCCCGTTGCAATCTGAGGTATCTCCGGTTCTTGTCCCAGGAGATGCCCAGGTAGAGAGCATTCCAATACATAAGGCCAGATTTGAATTTCAATATCATATCCACAATGGCGAGAGGAATAATCGATGATAACCAAGAAAGCAACAATAAAATCAAAGGTTCAGAATTGGGTTGTGGTGGATCGTAGGAAAATGGAGTCTGAATTCGGTGTCCATGTGAACCAGATCAGCATTGTGGCGCATTTGACTAGCAAAGTCAGGGTCTTGAAGCTTTTGGCTATGATGACTAAGCGGGACCTGAGTCATATGGTTGTGTCGCAGTTCGATATAATCAATGGGAAGCCTAGAAAATATCAGATTGGTGTTCCTGGCCCAGAGTTTTTGCTGAAAGAGTCAAAAATTATCTCATTGAATTAATTGGACCGAATGCCTGTCCTGCACCGGTGGAGTAACCATGGCTGACATTAAGATCAAATTTGACGCATCCCATTCTCCAACGATAATGAAGTTCTTGCGGGATAAGTCTGATATCAAGATTTTGAAGGGTCCAGTCGGCTCCGGAAAGACCACGGCCGCTTGTTATGAAGTGATGAGGATAGCCAAGGCCCAGGAGCCATCTCCCAAAGATGGTGTTCGGTACACTCGCCCGGTAATTCTTCGAAACACATATGGTGAGCTCAAGATGACGACTATCAAAACCTGGAAGGAGATTTTTCCAGAGGGCTTTGCTGGCTTCGGTAAGATTGGGATGTCACCACCGATCATGCAGACCATAGATATCCCTGGCTTTCTACACTGTGAGGTCTATTTCCTGGCACTGGATCAGCCAAAAGACATCAAAAAACTCCTTTCCTTGAACATATCGCACCTTTTCTTCAATGAATTGAGGGAATTCGACGAAGAAATCTTCCATAGAGCCTGGGACCGGGTAGGTCGATACCCAAACAGACATGCAGACAAGCATGGTGTTGAATGTACTCGCCCTTGCATGATGGGAGACACCAATCCACCGGACGAAGATCATTGGCTGTATGATTTAGAGCACAATAATGATACATCGCTCGATGTAAAGTTCTTTAATCAGCCAGGAGCCGTCATAGATGTGACAAATAGTACACACCTACACCAAGATGTCATAAATGCAGACGGTCATGCCTTCATTTTGAACCCGGAGGCTGAAAATGTGCCCAACCTTCCCACCGATTACTACAGAAAGAAGCTACCACTCAACAATCGTAATGGAATAAGAGTCTATTACGAGTCAAAGTATGGAATTGTTGGCCAGGGTCAACCGGTTTGTCCCAATTATGACGATGATCTGATGCTCCTGCCCGATGATTTCAAGCCTTTGGCCGGAGTTCCTATTGGGATCGGAGTGGATATTGGTGGTGGCACCTTGAGCCCAGCCTGTGTCATTGGCCAAGTGGACCGATGGGGAACAAAGATCATCCTGGCCGAAGTGGTTTGCGCAAATATGGGGCTCCCAGAGTTTTGTATTCAGATCCATACGACCATGGCAGAGTTGTTTCATGGATTCAAGATTGAATACGGATGGGGTGATCCAGCAGGCCAGCAGAGAGACCCAATTTATGAGACCGTCATGTTTGACCACATGAAAACCCATGGGATACCTCTCAGAGCCGCACAAACTAATGATATCGCTGTCAGGATCGAAGCATTGAATGCTCCCATGAAGAGATTCATCAACAAGAAGCCTGGATTCAGGATTCATCGTCGCTGTAAAGTGCTCCGCGCAGGCCTTGGTGGCAAATACATCTACAAAAGGCTCCAGGTCTCAGGGGTTGCCCGATATTCAGAGCGACCCGACAAAGGAAAATATTCTCATCCGGCCGATGCATTGGGTTATTTCAATATGGGCACCGGTGAATTCCAAGCGGCCAGAGGTAAGCAGAAACAACAAACGATGCGGCCAGGAAAATTCAAGACCGGCTTCAATCCATTTGCTTGATACTTATTTGATACCAGTTTCTACTAAATTAGTAATTAGGTTAAGTAAATCATCCTTGACACTTCCGAATATTCGGCATATACTCAGAGAATCATTAACGACTGAGGAGTCAAACATGCCACTCAAGAAAGACATTGTAGAAGAATTTGGAGCAGTACCAGGGGCCGGTGACCGAATAGAGAAATGGAGAAAGCAATCCAAGCTGAAAGGTTATGAGTTAGCTAGAAAAATTGGCATCTCACAAGGATCACTCTCCGACATTCAAAATAACAAATCCCTTCCTTCGGCTGACACTCTGGCCAGATTTCATCAACTCACCGACATCAATATCATTTGGATATTAAACAACAAAGGTCCGATGCTCCGACCAAAAGCTTTAGCAGATAATGAAATGGATGTGATCACCTCTGATCCGCAACTCAGAAAGACTATTGCATTATTGGTCAATGCCTATGAAGGCTCAGACAGATCGCAAAGGAAATATATCTCTGGATTTTTGGAGGGGATTCAGCGATGAAAACATAGATATGCTAGAGGTATCTGACTATAAGACAATTTTGATCTGCCTGCTACTGGCTTTCATTGTGGTGAGGTGGATTTTCAAATAGAAAAGGCCCCGATGATATGAGAACCGGGGCCTTCCCTAACCATGAGGAGGTTAAGCCGGGAGCGATCGCTTCCCAGCCAACACGAATCAAGCTTATTCTCCATGGCCAGTAAAGTCAATTCAAAAGGAGAACGATATGATCAAGTTGAAAACGATAAGTGCACAGAGTCCAAGTTCGATTGAGTATGAAGTAAATAAATGGCTGGAGGCACAGCCAAAGGGCACAGTAATAAAATATACAGAAACGACGGTCACTAAAAAAATTGTGCCTGGAAGTCAAACTGTGAAGGCCGATTATATTTTGATCTGCATTTGGTATATGAAGCCTGAGCCTAATTCAGAATCTAATGTTCCTGATGGCAATAAGCGTTGATCGTCAGGGATGGCTATAAGAAGTACCGAACATTCTACGTTGTATTCACGGACTCCCAGCACTTGCGACCATGGCGCATTTTCACTCATGGGCGATGGAAGCATTGCTGGATGTTCACTCCTGCCTACATAGGCCCTCCAGGTCTTCTCACCGAACAAAGAACCTTAAGGATTAATGCTCTTTCGACCTATATCGATTTAGATTTTTGGGAAGGAACGCCCGAAGAAGTAGCAAAACAGTTCATATTGGAGCCGAATGTGTCTGATATTGTGAAAATAACCTTGCCTTTAACGAAAAAAGTATCTTATACTATTCGCGGTATTGTTAATTGTGTCACTATCGTGAAAGCCTTCATGGGTTTGAAATGTTGGTGGATTATGACACCACAACAACTCCACCGCCATCTAAAAAGAATTGGTGGTAAAAGTTTAAAACCTTCCACTCTCATGCCAGAGGGAGAAATCAATGTCCAGTGTCATAGACGCAATATTCAGACCTGACTCAGCAAAACAGCAAGGTCCATCCAAAGAAGAAGTAGCCGCACAAAAAGAGCAAGAGGCAATTCTTAAACGCCAACAGCAAATAGCCACCGATGAAGCGGCCGCAAGAAACAAAACCATCACAGCACGTTCAGCCGGTCCACAAACTTTGTTCACCACCGGTGCACAGATACCACAAAAACTTAGCGGAGCTCTCTAAATGGCTCTCTCTAAAGAGGCAGTCATTGCGAGGGCCAATTCGGCTGATCAGTTAAAGCTAAACTGGGTCCATCAGTATCGGGACGCTTATGAGTTTGCGCTCCCAATGCGCAATCTCTATTCGACGTTCCAGCCAGGAGCGGATAAAATGAATCGTGTCTTTGATTCGACCGCTATCATCTCCACACAAAAATTTGCCTCCAGACTCCAATCAAATCTGACTCCACCATTCCAAGAGTTCCTAGAATTCTTGCCAGGAACGGATGTCCCTAAAGAGTCAGAAGAGGAAGCCACAGAAAAACTCCAGGAGATTCAAAAGAAATTCTTCGGTGCCGTTTCTAATTCCAATTTTGATACGGTGATTTCAGAATTCTATTTGGACTTGTCAGTTGGTACGGCCGCAATGCTCGTCCTGGAGGGTGACGACGATGATCCAATAATCCATCAAGCAATCCCTAATGCGCAGTTGTCGATCGATGAAGGCCCAGGAGGATCAGTCGATGGTAAGTTCCGGCAATTCACAGAACATCCACGAAATATTAAACCAACATGGGATGATCTGACCGACGAGGGCGAAGCCGCAATAAATAAGTTGATTGCTGAAATGGTAGATTCTGATCAAGGCTCCAAGGTTAATCTTCTGGAGGCCACATACTTTGATCACAAAGAAAAGGAATGGGTTTATCAGGTAATTCTCAAAGGGACACAAGACAACTCAAATATTTCCCAGCCGACGATGGTGCAAAACCTGGACAAAAACATGGCTGTGATTATAGTCGACCGTACCTACAAGGTTGATCCATGGATAGTTCTCAGGTGGACAAAGGTTGCCGGTGAAGTTTTTGGCCGTGGACCATTGCTCTATGCAATGCCCGACATCAAGACACTTAACAAGGCAACCGAATTGATGCTTCAAAACGCATCGGTGGCCATCTCTGGCATTTGGGAAGTACAGAATGATTCAGTTGCGAACCTTGACATGATCAAGGTCGAGGCCGGTGCATTCTTCCCGGTCGATAAAATGGGAGACATAAAAAGGCTGGACACTCCAGGCCGCTTGGATATTGGTGAAAACATCTCCGAGAAACTTCAAAATAATATTAAGGCTACGTTGTTCGATAGAGCGTTGCCAGACCCCACCGGCCCAGTTAGATCGCCTACAGAAATTATTGAACGTGCAAAGGAATTAGCGCAAGACATAGGTTCACCTTTTGCGCGATTGATGTCAGAGTTTCTTAAGCCTTGGGCAAAACGTGTGCTCCATATTCTTTTCCAAAAAGGCATCATCGATCTTGACCTTAAGATAAACGGTCGAGCAACAAAAATTTTAGCAACATCACCTTTGGCCAAAGAGCAAATGCTTAACGATTTAGAAAATGCTCTAAGGTGGATTGAAATAAATAATCTCTTTGGCCCAGAGATAGCTTTAGGAAATATTAAAGCAGAAGATTTTGGCCAGTGGTCAGCAAATAAATTAGGCGTTGATATGGAGATAGTCAGAGACGCCGAAGAACGGAAGAAATTGTTTAACACCGTGGCTTCTTTAATTACCGAATTGAAAACACAGCCACAACAACAACCGGCTCAACAGGCCGCATAACCATGAGGAAACACAATGGTAAATTTAGATCAAGCCGCAAAGGGGCACACTTCGGTTAAAACGAGTAATAATCAAGCTCCACCGGCTAGAATTGTTTACACGGTTTTAGCGAATGGCCAATTGGATATTTCCATAGTGAAT